AAGACTTGTAGTTACTGAAGGTGATAAGAAAATGATTATTCCACTTGCCAAAGAAGTTGGAATTGACAATGTGGCAGTTTATAAGCGTAACGAAATAGAAAATATTTCAGGCTATAAGTTTTAGAAAGGGTGTGGTTAAAATGGCTACTACCTATGAAGATGTGGTCGCTGTTTTTGAGTCCACATTTCTTGAAAGGGTTGCGTTAAGTGACGACCTTGTTTTTCAGTGGTTTAAAATGGCTTGTGGCGAGTTTTCAACTCAAATTAGTCAGCTTTACTTTAATAATGAGAAAAGAATGTTTACTGATATTGACGGAAACGATATTGTTTTGAATCAGATAGTTGTTAATATATTGGGCTATACAATAAAGAGATTTTATTGTGAAAGACAATATAGCAAAATTGTCAAACGTAGTAACATAGTTTCTAAGGATTTATCAATAAACAACTCAGAGGGTGACAAAAGACAAGCTAAAGTTGAGATTGATTGGGTGAACTTTAAAATAGTTGACCTTTATGAGCAACTTAAAGACACTGCGTATAATTGAGGTGGTTGAATGAGTAAAGAATGGTACATAATTCAGCAACCGTATTATACGGAAGGTTCTGAAAAACCAGATTTGTTGTTTGATAGTGAAATGTCTTTTAATGACGTTTTAGAGGATAGTGTTATTGAAGATGATATTATTCTGTGCAGTGGAGTGTTCAACGGTGAGAATTTTGAAAATGAATTTGCTACAAAGGGCATAATTCAGAATGAAATACCTGACACGCCAACACAAGCTTGGCAAAGACAGGTTTTGACTTATATTAGTACAATATCGGACTATAAGTACATTAAATACGATAATAAGATTTGGCTAATATTGACCGAGCCTACAAATAACAAGTTGTATGAAAAATCTATTTTGTACTTGTGTAATTACGTTATTAAGTGGCAAGACGAAAACGGCATAGTTCACTATAAGCCGTGTAATATTCAAAATGCATCACAATACAACTCAGGCACAAATGAGACAAAAGTAATTACCATTGGTTACGATCAGTTAATGATGTACATTTCGCTTGACGAGGAAACGAAATATTTTCCTCATGATAAGCGTTTTTTCATTGATTATAATGACAAAGAGCCTACATCTTACAGAATTACTAGACCTGATACTGTCAGCTTTTCTTTTGGAAATGGCAGATGTATGCACATTATTTTGTCAGAGAGTCAATACAATCCGCAGACAGATAGAATTGACCTTATGCTATGTGATTACTTTAAGTCCAATAATGCAACCAAACCTGTTGAAATATCTTACAGTGGTAATGCAGAAATTCGTTGTGGTGGTACAGTTAAAACATTTACTGCAAAAACAGATAAGAGTGTCACTTGGTCTTTGAAATTACTTGATAAACAACAAGATTTTATTACCATGATAGTAAATGAAAATAAGGTAAAGATAAAGTGTTTAAACAACAATGCTTTAATCGGTAGCTCTTTTAAATTGGTTTGTATAGTTGATGATGTTTTGTCTGAATTGTTAATTAATATAGTGGGAGGTGTGTAAAATGCCAATAAATTCTGTTATATCGGAATGGAAAAATAAAGCTATTTCTATGATATTGTCACAAGATAATATATTAGATTTATTTGAAAAGGACGAGGAAGAATTAGAAAATATTGTGTATTCTAATATATACCCCTTTTTATACATACCTTACACTCAAACTGATGTAGAACTGTACCTTAACATTGAAATTTCAGTTCCGAAAGTAATATGGGGGGCATTTAAGGGTTATCCTCAAATGATAATCCAAATAATTTGTCACCAAGATAAAATGAGACTTAACAAAGCTGGCATTTCCAAAACAAGAATGGATTATGTGTCTGAATTATTAGGTCAGTTATTTAACAACTCAGATGGTTGGAGTGGTAACAGAATACAACTTATTTCAGACGTACCTGATAACTTGTCACCTGTTTATAAAAGGCGTACCTTAATATTCCAAGGTGAAGAACTTACGATAAATCCGTGTGAGGGCAATTAGTTATGGATGAACTTTCGATTTATCGTAATAAAAAAGAAACATTTATGTTAGGCAAGTTTGAAATTCACAACCCAACTTTGGACGAGATTTCAGACGAGTCAAAACTAGGTGAAAAACAGTTTTGGGTCATTGTGTCTGACATAATTTCAACTCCATATGATAGAAGGCTATATCTTTGGAGCAAGGGTATTGATTTTAACTCAGTAGATAGTTTTGACTTGTTTTGTGATATTGTCGAAAATCATTTGCTAACTGATGTTTCATTTATAATCCGTAATATTGATTTTGGTAAGATGAAACGCTATATTGACACGAATAGCGGTGATATTATTTTATTTGATGTTTATAACAATATTCAAATAGGTAAAGCAGATTATGAACTGCTTACTGAATATTTCAGGAAAATGCTTAATATTGCTGATAATAATATTAAAGATGGAAATGAACACACCCGAAAATGGAGATTACAATATGAATTAGACAAGCTTGAAAGACAATTAGCTAGGGGTGAGTATCAAGAAAAAGAATTTCGTTCTATTTTGTTGCCATATATTTCAACATTAACAAATATTGAAGGGTTTAAATATAACTGGGACACGGTTTGGTCGTTACCTATTAATGTTTTTTATGATTGTCTTTTAAGAAATCAAATCATAAATCAAGCACAGAAGCTTACCACAGGTTTGTATAGCGGTACTATTTATTATAAGGACATTAAGAATAAAGAAGAATTAAATTGTTTCCGTACATGGTAACGGAACAATAGAAAATAAAGGAGGAAATAATATGTTTAATCCAGACAAATTGCTTTTTAAACAAGCTATTTCAGGTCAGATGTTTTCGCCTACTGACGGAGTGTTGTTTTGGACTCTTGAAGATTTGAAAGACGTAAACATTCAGACCAATGCTACTTCACAGGATAAGACAGATGCAACAGGTGCGGTAATTGCAAAATACTATGATGCTGATACAGCTCAGATTACAGGTAATACATCGTTCCTTACGCTGTCACTTCTTGCTGCTCAGTGGGGTACAGAAAAGAACGTTGCAAGTTCTACTAACAAAATTCTCATTCCTAAAAGAGAGAAGATTAAGGTGGGTAGCGACATAACAAAGATTACTCTGAGTAAAGTTCCTGTGGGTGGAATATCATTCATTTATCTGCTCAATGAAAGGAAGGAACAGGTTGCTTCTTACAAATATGCAGCGGTAAATTCAGAAAAGGAATTTTCACTTGATGCGGCTAAGAAAGAAATTACACTTCCGACAGATACTGCTATCAAGGAAGGAATGACTATTCAGGTATATTATACATATGAGTCTGAAAATGCAGTTGACATTACAAAGAGTACGAATGATATGCCAAAATCAGGTGAATTTTGGCTTGAATCAATCTTTACAGATATTTGTGATAAAAATATTGAATATCATGGTTGGGTTGTCATGGCATCTGCACAGCTTTCTCCTGAGACTCAGATACCACTTGACAAGACGGGCGACTTCCCATTTACTATTGACTCTCTGAAGGACTATTGTAGTGACGAGGGTCAGCTTCTGAGATTTGTTATTCCAGAGGATTAATATGGAAAACAATCATGAGTGTGTTATTTGTGGTAATGGATATTATGCGTGTAATAAATGTGATAAAATAAATAGCTGGAGAAGATATGTAGACACACCATCTTGTTATCAATTATTTTTAATCATAGAAGAATATATGCACGAGGTTATCTCCAAAGCTGAAGCGAGAAAACTACTTGCTAATATTGGTATTACTTTTAAAACATTAAAAAAGGAAGATTATAAAGAGTCGGTCTATAATGTTTTGGCTGATATTACAAATTTCAAAAATAGCACAACAAGTAAAAAAATTAAATAAAATAGAAAGGGCGGTTATTATGATAAGTATTGACCGCCCTTATTTTTTTATAAAGAGGTAGAAATGACAGATAGAAGCAAGTTTAATGTAGATAAAGACAAATCAAAACGTAGTTATAATGGCATTATTTTTGACTCGGTGTTAGAAATGAAATATTATCGTGATGTACTTTGTCCTTTAGTGGAAAGCGGTGAAGTGATTTCGTATGAGTTACAGAAACCATATGAACTGCAACCGAAGTTCGTTCACGATGGCAAAACCGTGTTGCCAATTAAATATGTCGCTGATTTTGTGGTTACTTATAAAAATGGTGTCACTGAAGTTATAGATACAAAAGGTATGCCAGACTCAGTGGCAATACTTAAACGTAAATTGTTTTGGTATTGCTATCCAAACATTACATATAAGTGGATTACTTATGTTAAAAAATTTGGTGGGTGGATTGACTACGACAAATGTAAAAAACTTAGAAATGAAGAAAAGAAACGCAAGAAGATGGAGGAAAGTTGAATGAAAAATAAGCTTAGTTTTGCGGAAATGCAGGCATTTATAAATAATGTAGTCAAGGGTACAGTTGAGTACGGAGCAGGATATGAAGAAATTTTGCGTAAATATTACATTATCACTCTTTACGGAGAACATAAATTTTCATCAGATGATATTGCAGAGATTTATGATAGTGGAGAACTGGATAGGGAATGTAATAATATTGATTGGGAGTCGATTGATGACGCACAGTATAGCATGATTAATGCAGCTATTGACAACGGTATTGATATGAGCGTTAGATATAAGGCGGCTGAAAAGGTTATGAGTATGGCAAACATAGCTATAACAGAACTTGCAAATAAGGCGAAAGAAATGATAGAACAGATTAGTGTTACTACGAAAGATATTGACACTGAAAGCTTAAATGAAGTATTAAAAACACTTAAAGATAGTAATGACATGGCAAATAAAATTGTAATTTCAAACAACAAGGACGGTGACTAATATGTTCTTTGCAGAACAGGAAATAACACTCGGAATAGTTCCTAATGCTAGGAATATTCATAGGTTTGTGTATTTTACACAGGTACGCCCCTCTGTGGTTAATCTGACAACAGATAGAACGGTCAATGGTAAATCAATTATAGGTCTTTGTAGTCTTGGTTTAAGAAATGGTGACAAAGTTACGATAGAAACACATAGTAAAGTTTCTCAGGAGCAAGCTGACGAGGATTTAAAG